CGGTCAACGCGAAGCCGCGCTTGTCCTTGGTGGTCCCCCAGATCCTCCGGGCGATCTCGGACTTAGACAGGCCGGCCTTGGTCATGGCGTCCTGCAGTTTTTCGGCGAAGAGCCGGTTTTTTGGGGGTACCCCGGCGAGCTTGTCGACCTTTTGTTGGGCTCGTCGTCTGGGTCCTGTTCGTGCATGTTTGGCCTCCCACAACACACGTTGTTGGGGGCTATCCTGCGCGCGCACCGTGTCCACCTCAAGCGGTTTTTTTGTCGATCACATCCTCGCTCATTTGTCAGGCCCCTAATCCTGAAAGTTGTCCATAGACTTGTCCACACCCGGAGGATATGACACACTCTGGTGCTAAACACAACAACTTGTGTAAAGAACCACCAGAATTGGCTAGTCGGGGACCAGTGACACACAGATTGTGTGTCAATCACTTTTCTGTTGACTTTTCCACAATACGTTGTGTCGGGCAGTTGCCCGATGTTGCCCGATACAGACAGGCAGTTCCGGCAAAACACTTTTCACAGACGGCTTCGGTCCTATATGTTGGCAAGGAGCAAAATCTGCGACGAGGTGACGCATGGTGAACTTTGATGTGGCCCACGTCTTCCGCGTTTTCGGTGGTCCCCGGAAACTGCTCGACCTGCTGGACCGCCATCAGCCAGGACACGGTCTCAACTATAATCAGGTCCAGATGTGGGCCAGGCGTCAGGTCCCGGGGAAATACATCGGCGCTGTCCTGTACACCATCATCATGGCCAGACACGACGTGAGCGAGTTCCTGACCGAGGACGAGTTTGTTGTCCCGCCTCCGCCGCCGGGCAGCTCGGGCAACAAGACAAGGGTGCCGCGTAATGCGCGTCCTGGGGGTTGACCCCGGCGCGACAGGTGCGCTCGCGATGCTCGATACCGAGCTTGCCGCCCTGGTCGTTTGCGATATGCCCTCGACGTTGATCAAGATCGGCAAAAACCACCGCCGCCAGATCAGCGAGTTCTGGCTGGCGGATACCTTGCGGGTCTATCAGCCCGACACTGCCTGGATCGAGCGCGTCCACGCTTTACCCAAGCAGGGCGTGACCAGCTCGTTCTCGTTCGGGCTGTCCTATGGCCTGGTCCGCGGCGTCCTCGCCGCGCTCGGCATCCAGGTGCAGCTGGTCACCCCGCAGGAGTGGAAACGGAGCTTCCGGCTTGGTCCCGACAAGGCAGAAGCCCGCCTGATCGCCTCGCGGCTGTTCCCGGCCAACGCATCCTATTTCACGCGCGCCAAGGACGACGGTCGGGCCGAGGCGGCGCTGTTGGCGCTGTTCGGGGCTAATCATTAGAACTAAAGACGCCGGCAGGACGGGCCTGCCGGCGCTTCAGAAGGAGAGCGAGATGGGTACGCGCCATCAGCTGCTCCGGGTACGGATTGTGGTGATCTGGCGCATCCGCGTCAAGATCATTTGCAGGAAGTAGTCGGAGAGGGCCAGTCCGAGAGGGCTGGCCCGCTTCTTGTCCTATCGTGTGTTAGGGCGACTTTCCGGCTTGACAGGACAAACGCCACCAGCCCATATTAGCCCCTGTTAACCAAAAACCCCCACAGGATGTAACGTCTTGTGGTGACAGGGGATTTCCATGTCCGCGGCTGAGACACCACCGCTGCGAGATTACCAGGACAAAGGTGTTGACTGGCTGTGCGATGGCCTCACACAGCACCGGTGTGTGCTGCTGGCCGACGAGATGGGCTTGGGCAAAACCCTGCAGGCATTGCGCGCGGCCGAACAGCGCGGCGCCGAGCGGGTTCTGATCGTCTGTCCGGCCGGCGCCCGGCGGGTCTGGCAGGCCGAGATTAAACGCTGGCTGCCGGGCTGGTTCTCGCGGGTGGTCCTGGTCGAGCCTGGCTACCGCCTTACCGACGTTAAACTCCGGCTCGACGCCGCGATGATCATCCTGATCGTCGGCTACGACGAGTTTTCCGACCGCCGGGGCCAACTGGCGCAGCATCTGCGCTCCCAGCGGTTCGACGTAATGATCGTCGACGAGGCGCACTACCTGAAAAATCCCAGCAACCGCACGCAAGCAATCTACGGCTCGCGCGGGAGTGGGACCGGGGTCCAGGCCACCGCCAGCAAGGTGATCCTGCTGACCGGCACGCCTACTCCTAATCACGCCGGCGAACTGTGGCAGCATTACAGGACTTTTTGGCCGGAGGTATTGCAGGGACCGACCGGCCGGGCACTGCTTCAGGCTCAGTTCGAGGATCGGTTCTGCCGCTTCCGGGACACGCCTTTTGGGCGCCAGGTGACCGGCTCGAAAAACCAAAAGATCCTGCGCGACGCCCTAGGATCGGTAATCCTGCGCCGGCGCAAGAGCGAGGTCCTAAAAGAACTCCCGCCGCTGGTCCTGCAGGACATCCCGCTGACTGGCCCCACCAACTGGATCAGTCAGCTCAAACCTGAAACCCGGATCGCCGCGGCCAAGCTCGATCATCTGGCCCAGCACGCCGGCGACGACGAGTTTTTGAAAGCCCTGCGCAACCCCGACACTCCGATCGCCACTGCGCGGCGCGAGCTGGGCCTGATGAAAGTCCAGCCCACCATCCTCTGGGTCCAGGAGCGCATGGCGTCGGTCGAGAAGCTCTTGCTCTTCGCCTGGCACCACGAGGTGATCCTGCAGCTGCACCGGGGGCTCATGGAGTTCGGCCCGGTGACGGTTACCGGCAACACCAGCCCGGGCGACCGGGCGGTGAACGTCGAGCACTTTCAGACCCGTGGCCAGACCAGGATCTTTATTGGCCAGATCCTGGCCGCGGGTACCGCGGTGACCCTGACCGCGGCAGGAGAGGTCGCGATCGTCGAACCTTCCTGGGTCCCCGGCGAGAACGTCCAGGCGATCGCCAGGGCGCACCGGCTGGGCCAGCGCGACATGGTCCTGGCGAGCTTCCTCTATCTGCCGGGCACGCTCGACCAGCGGATCATGCAGGTGTTCCGGCGCAAGGCGGCCGAAATCAGCGAACTCCAAGGAGACGATAATGCAAGCGGAAATGAAGTTCACGTTCGACCTCGGGAGCCCCGCCGGGCGGGCCGAGTTCCAGCGGCTGTTCGGGCACATGCTGCCCTCGTCCCCGCCTCCACCACCCCCGCAAGACTGGGTCGAGCCGATCCTGCCGTCACCGACTTTCGATGCCCCGACAACGAAAGTTAACCCGGTCCCAGACGACCAGGCGCGGGCCGAGGCCGTCAAGGCCGGCCGCCAGGAGGCTGCGGCGAAGGCCCGCGCCGCCAAGGCCGCCAAGCAACAGCAGCAGGAGACCCCGACGCCGGAAGACCTGACTAGTCCTGTGCCCAACGGCGGTGCCGGGGACCAGGTCGAGGACATGGGCCTGGATGACCCCAATATGTCGCCGGCCGAGGCCAAGGAAGCGGGTTTGGTCTTGATGCGCGAGTTGTTCGGCGCCGGCAAGGTCGCCGAGATGAAGGCGATCCAGAAAAAGTGGGGCGTCGCCAAGTTCTACGACATCCCGGTCGAGCGGGCGCACGAGTTCTACCGCGAGGCCGTGCAGGCGATGCACGAGACCGGTCTGCGGAAGTAAGGCCCGGTGACCGAGCACTCGCTCCTCGGGGCGTCGAGCGCCCATCGCTGGCTCAACTGCCCGGGCTCTTTCAAGCTCAGCCAGACCGCGCCGCACCGGCCGTCGTCCATCTACGCGGCGACCGGGACCCTGGCGCACGAGATGATCGAAGGCGCGGTGAGGAGCGGCAACGATACGGTCGTGCTGGACAAGGTCGGGCCGGTTCTGCGTGACGGTCACTTCATCGAGGTCGACCAGGACTTTGTCGCCGGCGTCAACGTCATGCTGGACTATTTCTACGACATCAGCGCGTTGGCCGACTGGAACGATGTCGAGTTCCGGGTCGATCTCGCCGACTACTTCCCCGTCTCGCCGGCAGTCCCGGTGTTCGGCACGGTCGACGCCGCGGTCCTGGCGGGTCAAACGCTGGAGGTGGTCGACTATAAGAACGGTTCCGGCATCACCGTCAGCGCGGTCGAGAACCCGCAGTTGATGTTCTACGGCGCTGGCGCCCTGGCGCAGCTGCCGGCGGCAGAGCGCGACCGGGTCACCCACATCCGGCTCACCATCGTGCAGCCGCATGGCCAGGGTGTCTCCCCGATCCGGTCCTGGGAAACCTCCGTAGTCGACCTCCTGATGTGGGTGGACGAGGTGCTGGTCCCCGGGGTCGAGGCGTGCGCCCGGGACCAGGCCCCGCTGGTCCCCGGCACCTGGTGCCGGTTCTGCCCGGTCGTCCACGCCTGCCCTGCGCTGATGGCCGACGCCATCGAGATGGCCAAACGCGAGTTCGACGATTTGCCTCAGGAACCCGACGAGCTGGCCCGCGCCCTCGACGCCGCCGAGCGCGCCGAGCTGTGGATTACGAGGATGCGGGAGTTCGCCGTCAACCAGCTGGAGCACCAGGTGCGCATCCCGGGCTGGGGGCTGGTGCCGACGAGACCGACCAGGAAGTGGCTCCGGCCCGACACCGAGATCGCAGGTCTGCTTGGGCAGGAAGGGGTTACCCACGACCAGGTCTGGGAAACCCGGGTCCGGTCCCCGGCCCAGATGGAAAAGGCCCTGGTACGCACCCGAGAGGGCCGGCGGATCTGGGGTGAGATCGCCTCGCTGATCGAGGCCCGATCCTCCGGGGTCAAGCTGGGCCGCAGCGACACGGCAGACCCTCGGGAGGATTTCACCGATGAACTTTGACGATCACCTGGTGCCCTCGCCGGCCGACATCCAGCAGGCCCGCCAGTATGTCCAGCTCGTCGTCCGAATGCTGGAGCAGTCGCAGTGGCTAGAAGAGCGTCGCGACGACGCGATCCGAACCCTGAGATACGTCAACTTCTACCTAGGAGATCGCAACTGATGGCCCCCAGCATCCGCACCCCGATCGGCGTTCTGAGCTTCCCCAATTTGTTCTCGCCGCGGCCTCGGGCGCCCGGCGGCGAGCCGGTTTACCAGTGCAGCATCTTGTTCGATCAGAACGCCCAGAAGGACCCGGCCTACGAAGCCCTGAAGCGGGCCGTGCGCGAGGAGATCGACGACAAGTGCGGTGCAGGCAAGAGCCGGGATGCGCAGTTCATGACGGGGGTGCGCTCGCCGTTTCGGCCGACTAGCGAGAAAGCCTATCAGGGCTATGACATGGTAAACGGGATTTTTATTTCGCCCTGGACTAAGTCGAAACCCGGTTTAGTTGACGCCGTGCGCAACGAAATCCTCGTTGTTGAAGACATCTGGGCGGGACAACTGGTCCGCGCGACGGTTTCGCCTTTTTGGTACAACACCAGCGGTAATCGCGGTGTGTCGTTCGCGCTAAACAATGTTCAAGTTTGTCGTACTGACGGTCCTCGACTTGATGGCCGACGTTCTGCTACTCAAGACTTTGATGATTATACCGGTCCTGGCGCAATGGTATCAGCCGACGACGAAATCCCGTTCTGAGGCAAGGTCAGGCTAGGTTTGGCGGGGTTATGCGAGGTATGGCCAGGTGAGGCAAGGTATGGATCGTTTCTGGATAATCCTTCTTTCGATCCTGTTTGTACTAACCGCAGGTTTGGAGTTCTAAGTTTGTGGCGGGGTTCGGTCGGGCGTGGTCCGGCAGGGTCCGGTGCGGCGCGGTTTGGTATGGCTGGGTTTGGTCAGGTCCGGCGGGGTCGGATCAGGTCAGCTCTGGTGGGGCTGGGTTCGGTTGGGTCTGCTAAGGCATGGCGGGGCAGGGCGGGGCTGGGTTAGGTCCGGTTTGGCCGGGCGCGGTACGCTAAGGTAAGGAGTTTCAACTTTTCAAGGTACGGAGACACGACATGAAAAAGACCTATATCTGCACTCTTCAAGGCACCACAGCTATCTTGATGCACCGTTTCGGCGATGCCGAGGAAATGGGGGCAAACACCCGCAAGGTTCATGTAAAGGCACAGGACCCGCGGGAGACCGCCGAAAAGGGTGCCTACCGCAACGCCGCGGGAGAGTTGTACGTCCCGGGGACTGCTATTGCCCGGATGATCCGGGAAGGCGCCGCGGCGCACAAACAGCGTGGTTCGCGCAAATCGATGAAATACGTCATTTCGTCGGCCGTGCAGATCCCGGTTGAAGAGATTGTGATCCGGGACAGCGAAGGGGACGCGATCACTCATTTCGAGATCGACAGCCGCCCGGTGGTGATCCCCTCGACCAAGGGACGGGTAATGCGTCATCGCGCCCGGGTAAACCCGCCCTACTGGCTTGAGTTTCCGGTGGTGATCGATGACGAGGTAGTGGACCCGGGCTTGGTCCATCAGATTTTCGGCGAGTGCGGTTTCACCCAGGGGTTGCTCGATTACCGTCCTGAGAAGGGCGGGCCGTTCGGCGTGTTCGCGGTCGTCTCGTGGGCGGCGCTGGAACAGACAGCAGCTGTGCTTGCTGAAGCTGCAGATTAAAGACGTTTGATTTTTAGGCTGGGTCCGGTACGGCGTGGCGGGGTCTGGTCGGGCGCGGTGCGGTAAGGCAAGGTCTGCTGCGGCAAGGCCGGGTCTGGTCGGGCGCGGTGGGGTTAGGTGGGGTGGGGTTTGGCTAGGTGCGGCATGGCACGGTGAGGTATGGCGAGGCCCGGTCAGGTTGGGTAGGGCTCGGTGTGGCGGGGTTTGGTCTGGTTGGGTAGGGCAAGGCTCGGTTCGGTACGGCAGGGCACGCCACGGTAAGGCGGGGTCAGGTTCGGTATGGTTCGGCTGGGTCAGGTCAGGCGTGGTAGTGCGGGGTTTGGCAGGGCAAGGTGAGGCTCGTTCTTGATCTTGAAACAACAAGCACTGCCGATCTTAGAAAGACCGGCAGTCATGCTTATGCAGAACATCCCGATACCAGGGTCACCGTTTTATGCTTTTCTGTTGACGACCACCCGGTTGAAACCTGGATTTCTGGTCCTCCACCGTCTTCATTTGTTGATGCAGTGAAATCCGGCGCGGTTGTTATCGCGCACAACTACCTTTTTGAGTGGAACATTTATTATAACAAACTAGTCCCGACGGGCTGGCCGATAATACCGATTAGCCAGTGGAGCTGCACGATGGCCAGAAGTCTGGTAGCTGGCTACCCGGCGTCCCTGGACCTGGTCGGCCGCGCGCTGAGGTTGTCCCAGCAGAAGGACCACTCGTCCCGGGACCTGATGTTGCGGTTCGCTCGGCCCCGAAGCCTGGAACCCCTTGTCTGGTGGGACCAGAGTGATCCTGTGCGGTTTCAGGCTCTAATCGACTACTGCAAAAAAGACGTGGCTACCGAGCGCGAACTCGATCGCCGGGTCCCGGAGCTATCCCCCCGCGAGCGGTTGGTGTTCGAGCTGGATCACGCGATCAATCAACGAGGGCTGGGGGTCGATCATCACCTGGTCTACGAGCTGGCCGCTCTCGCCGACACTGCCCGAACCCGGCTGACCGGCGAGATCGTGCGGCTGACAGGTGGCCAGGTGCGCTCTCTCAACCAAGTGGCGCAGCTGAAGGCGTGGCTTGGCCGGCAGGGGGTCGAGACCGCCGATCTGCGCCGGGCGACGGTGCAGACCCTACTCGCCAACAGAGCCCTCACAGGAGCCCCCAGGACCGCGCTACAGGCACGTCTCGACGCCTCGCGGTCCTCTACCGCCAAGCTGACCGCAATCGCGTCTGCGCGCTCCCAGGACGGCCGGGTGAGGGGTACGTTTCAGTATTACGGGGCGAGCCGGACCGGGCGGTGGGCCGGCCGCAGGTTACAGCCTCAAAATCTCTTCCGCGGCAGTATCCGAGACGTGCCCGGCGCGATCCGGACGATCCGCGCCGGTGCCGCCCCGGAGGATCTGAGCCTGCTGTTCGAGGATGGCGCGCTCGGGGTGATTGCATCTTGCCTGCGCTCGACGATCACGGCCGGACCGCGGCGCAAGCTGGCGATCGCCGACTTCAGCCAGATCGAGGCGCGCGTCCTGGCCTGGCTCGCCGGCCAGCAGGACGCACTGCAGGTTTTTCGCCGCGGCGAGGACATCTACGTCGCAACAGCGCGAGCGATTGGCTCCCCGAGCCGGTCCTTGGGCAAGGTCCTGGTTCTGGCCTGCGGCTTCGGTATGGGTCCGCTCAAGTTTCAGGCCACGGCACTGACCTATGGCGTGACCCTCGACGAGGCCGAGGCCGAGGCAGCGGTCAGGGCGTGGCGCACGGTCAACCATCACATCGTGACCCTGTGGTGGGAGAGCCACCGCGCTTGCCTGCGGGTTCTTGGCGCCGGCCCCGGCGCCCAGGAGCAGGTCGGATACGTCACCTTTATCCACCGGCCCGGGGCGCTCCTGGCGCGGCTCCCCTCCGGCCGGAGCCTCGTCTACCGGCACCCCCGGATTGAAGAGAACGAGCACGGCTACGACGAGATCACCTACATGGGGTCATTGGGCGGCAACTGGACCCGTCTGCGAGCCTGGGCCGGGCGCACGATCGAGAACGTGACCCAGGCGGTGGCCCGTGACGTGATGGTCGAAGCGATGCTGCAGCTCCGGGACGTGCCGCTGATCGCGACGATCCACGACGAGCTGATCGCCGAAGTGCCCGCCGACGAGGCCGACCAGGTCCTCGACCGGATGCTGACGGCAATGCGGGGGACGCCTCTCTGGGCGCCGGGCCTGCCGGTCGACGCTGCCGGTTTTGTCGTAAAGAGATATACCAAGGGTTGAGACGATGACCACCACGCCCGAGCCTGAGGCCATCGCCACAGCCCGCGCTCAAGGCGCGCGAGACATGCGCGACGCGATCCTGCGCTGGCACGGCGAGCGGCTGATCTATTACCGAAACTTATCCGGCACAAACGCCTTCGCCGGCGCGGTCATGTTCGCGCACGAACGGAGCATCGCCGCGATCAGCGCCTTGAATGTTGATCCGACCGCAGGCGCTCCGTAAACGAAATCATTTCGTTTTTGTCATGCCGCTTTTGTCTGGGCGCGTGTCCGCTTTGTAGACGGTATAAAATCAGTATGTGCGAGAGCTGTGCGAGCCCCGGAAACTCTGGCCAAACGACTGTGCGAAGCCCAGAGGCACGGTACCTGGATACCGCAAACGTCGCCAAATTACGCAGTTTTTGGTACAACAACGCCCTACAAATGCCCGACACTGACCAAGACAACTTTGGCTAAGTTATTGATTTTATGGCTGTTGTTTGTCCTGTTTTGTATCCCCAACCACGGAAGATGGACTATGTGGTAACTCATTGAAATAATTAGTATATTTTTTGTCCACCTGTTCAATTCGCACACCCACAAAAAGCATAGGCCAAAAATTTCTGCTATTTTACCGGGGGTTAGCATAATGCGATGCGAGTTTTGCAACGGAACAGGCCGTGAACATCAGGGGTTTTGTTCTGAGTGCGGCGGCTGCGGGTGGGGACACTGCTGCGAGGGCGAACGGCCGGAAAACGTGATGGTCGTGGCCGAACACCCCTTATTTTTCAAGCCGGAACACGTCTCGATGGCAAGCTGTTGGTGCGACCCGGAAGAGGTCGAACCCGGGGTTTTTGTCCATCGCGACCGATAATAAGCCTGGCTTATTGTCCTGGCTTGTCCTGGCGGATTTTTTCGGTGCTGGTTTAGAAATTGCGAAACGGCGCCAGCGCCTGGTTGCCCCGGCTTATTGTCGTGCCGGTTTTTTCGGCGGTGGTTTCGGCAAATTGCGAAACGGCGCGACCGCCTTGTTCGCTTCGTAAACCCCGTAGGCCGCACCGGCCCCGGCAGCACCCAATTTGAGCGGGGTAGATAGTTGCGGCACGATGTACCCGATCGCCGGGATCGCCACGTCGCCGACCAACCCGGTGAACCCGCTACCCTTGTCGGCGGGTTTGGCCGCGCCGCCACTCCCGCCCAGCTTGGGCAGCGTCGGCATACCCCCGCCCAGCTTAGGCAGCGTCGGCATACCGCGGCCCCCGGCGCCAGGCGTCGGCAGGGTAGCGCCCTTGTGCCCAGCGAACTGCCGGGCTACCCAATTTGCCGCGGCGGGCGAGGTCCCGGCTTGCAACGCCGCGCCTGCCAAGATGCGGGAGACCGGCCCGAACGTGCCCATTGCGGTCAGCCCCAAAGCCGCCGCCGGCACCCCGATCAGGTTAAAAGCGGCGCGGGCCTGGTTGAACTCGGCGGTGTTGGTCCCCGCGGCGTTGCTCCCTTTAGTCCCCAGGAGCGGGGTAAAAAGATCCTGCAGGTTTTTCGCGAACCAATTGATGCTGGCGCCGTGCATCATCGAGGCAAGGTCGCTGTCGTATTTCAGGTGGTTGAAGGTCTGCTGCAGCGGGTCGTACTTGCCGTAAAGCCCGGACCGTGACACTGCCATGCGCAAGAGGTAGGGCCAGAGATCCCCTTCCTCCGCGTGCTTTTCCAGCTGGTCCGGGGCGAACAGCAATTGCCGCACGACGCCGGTCATCAAGGCCGCGCCGACCATCGAGGCGGCGATCGCCATAGTATTGACGACTGTGCCGGTGGTCCCGAACGTCGCCTGCACGTTGGCGCTAACCCGTCCGGCGCCACGGGCCGTGGCCTCTTCCCGGCCCCGGACGTAGGTGTGCCCAATGCGGGACAGGGCCGGGTTGAGCACGTTCTCGTGAAAACTGTAGTTGAAACTCATCAGCTGGAACGCCAGACCGATGCCGGGGACGTTGGCCAGAAGCGCCCGATCGACCTTTTTCGGGTCCTGGATGATACGGTCGGCCAGCCGCCGGACGGCCAGGCTGTAGGCGTCGCCCATCCCGACGTTGATGTTGGCCCCCATCCCGGCTTGTCCCGGTCTGTTGCTCAGCATCTCCGGGGTCGGTAGTGCCCCGTTCATGTCGACCATCCACCGAGCGAAGTCCCGGTGAATGCTGTCGGGGAGGCCCAGCTCGCGAAACCAGCGCCCGGCGTTGTCCCGGGCGTGACCGGCCGCAGTATCGGTCCCGGTATCGAGGAGGTTTTGCGACAGTTTCGACAAGAACCAGTTGCTGGTTCCGACGGTTGCCGCGCGCTGGCCGTTGGTGACTTGGGTCAGCCAGGTGGTCTTGTAGAAGTTCGTCAGCATCCGCTGCATCCGGGGGCTGTCGGAGTAATCCGCCCCCATCCGGGACAACATCGTGGTGTCGTGCATCGGCGAGGTGATGACCCCGAGGAACTCGGCCAGTGCGGTGCGGTCCTTTGCGCTGGCGGTCCCCATCAACTGACCGACCGACCGGCCCCAGGTCGCCAGACCGGCCCGAAAGTCGCCAGTCACCATCGAGGCGGCGATCGGCTCGTGCAAGCTGGCCCACATCGCGCGCTCCATCAGCACCATCGTGCCCGCGGCGAAAGCCGCGTTGTGCGGGATCTGGGTGAAGATGCTCATGCCGCCGTTGGTCTGGTTGCGTCCGGTGATGTCGGCCACCAGGTTCATGAACTTGGTCGTGTCGTGACCGTCCATGCCGTCGACCCGGGCGAGTTTCTCGGTTGCCTCCTTTAGGACCTGCCCCTCTGCCCCGAACCGCTCGGCGTAGGCGACCCGGCGGGCCACCGAGTGGAAATAGGCCGGGATCGCGACATCCGGGTCCTGCTCCATGTACTTGCGCATGATGATGTCGGCTTCCGGCGGCAGAACCCGAGCCTGTAGGTACTTGCCGGTGGGCGCCCCGGTGTCGAAATCGGCGAGCCCGCCACCCGTCAGGTTAGCGTGCCAGCTCGCAGCGTTGGTCTCGGCGATGTAGTCCCGCAAATGCGAGTGCGCGTCGGCCGCCAGCAGCTGAGCGTCGCTCTTCAACTGGTTCAGCTCGGCCCGCTCGGCCGGCGTCGGGGCAGGGTTCTCTTCGATCTCGCCTTGCCGCAGCAGGTTCTTTTGGAGTTCCCGCATACTCGCCGGCAGGTCGATACTGCTTCCAGCTTTAGCCGCCGCGAGCTGCTTGCTCTCGCGCGGTAGCCCGGTCCACTTCTCCAAGAGTGCCTGCGGGTTCGACCCCGGAGCACCAAGCTCCTGGTCGAACATCAGCTCGTAAAGCTCGGTCGCGGACCTGGTAAAACCGGCCTTGTCGGAAGCGGCCCGGTACCGGTCGTAGTGCCGCGGGAAGTAGCCGTTGCGGGCGTAACCGGTATCGAGCCCGGCGTCGTGGCTGGTGCGCCAGGTCTGATCCAAGAGCTGGCGCACACTGCCGGCCGTCTTCACGATGTTAGCGGGGATTGCTACGGTCCCGGCGCTAGAAAGGCTCGGGTCGACCGGCATTGTCCTCTCGCCGGTGACCAGGACGTGCCGCAACATCTGCCGCTCTTCCGTCGTCATCCGGTTGTACTCGTGAAACCCGTTGTTCTCCAGGATGTTGCCGTACTGGAAGTTCCACTTGCGGGTCTGTCGGTGGACCGCCTCCTCGAAGTTCTCCGGGGTCTGGCGCCCTTTGCCCGGCGCGGTGGCGAGGCTGTCCATGATCGGCTGCAGGATGGCTTTTGCCTCTGCCGGGGCGCGGTCGACAATGATGTTCATCATGCCGCGGGTCGACTTGTACATCGCCCGGGCGCCGTCGGCGAACCGGGTGCTCAGCGGTCGCAGCGCTTTCGGGCGGTCCTTGTCAAACAACCCGGCCCGCTCGGCCAGGGTCCGGGTAAAGTTCTTGTAGCTGTTGATCTCGGCCTTGACCCGCTGGCCCATCGTGGTCCTGCCGCCGCCGGGCGCGGTGATCCGGTGGTGGTGCGGATCAGAAATGCCGAGATTGGAAAAGTCGCCGGGAGGCTTGCCGTTGGAGAGGACCTGCTCGCGGCGCAAAGCGTGGTGCAGCTCGTCGAAGGCGGCGAAGATCTCGGTCCGCTCGGCCTGTTTTGGGTAGGCCATCTGGAGCTGCCGGTCGACCATTGATATGTAGGCTTCATCCGGCATCACGATGCCGCGCGGGTCGACCCCATGCTGCTGCATTTGGCGCGCGATATAGGCTTCGTGCGCCCGGGCCAGCATCTCGTAGACGCTGGCATAGTAGTCGGCCTTGGGCGGATCAAAGGCGGCGCTCTCGCGACGGAACTCGGACGACTGGATGCGGAGCTTGGACCCTGCGCCCTCCAGGAGGACCAACTGATCCTGGGCCGCCAGCGCCCCCTTGGTCGGGTTGCCTTGGCGGTCGACTTTGGCGGCCTGGGTCTCCAGCGCCAGCCGCCGAGTGGCCAAGGCTACGTCCTCGTAGAACATCGTGTTGATGAGTTTGGCGAACGCTCCTTGCACGCTGTCGGAGGTGTCGAGCCCACTGTGCCGGGCATAGCGCGACAGGAGATTGTTCATCTGCGCCGGGTTGCCGGTGAACCGCTCGGCCAGCATGTGGTCAAGTCCGTGGGTCCACTCGTGACCGTAGCTGTTGGCGCCGCCCCTGATCGTGATCGTGCCGTTAGAGACGTAAGTGCCAAAGGGGCCGGGCTTGCTCTCGGGCTCAAGCACCAACCGAAGACGGCCGTTGAAGCTGGCGGCTTCGTGGGGCAGGCCAAGGCTCGCCATACCGTCCTGCATGGCACGGGTCATGTCGAGCATTGCCTGGACTGCCTGGTGCTGCTCGACACGACCCGTGCCGTGCCGCGGGACAGCAACCTCGACCCCGGTGAAGCCGAACTTCGTCTGCATGTGCTGGGTCAGGATCTCGACCTGGCGCTTGACCGGGAAGTTGACCGCCAGGTCGGGATCGTGCCCGGCCTCCTCGAACACGCTCCGAAAAACGCTGGTCCCGTCGTTGAACTTGTAGTCCAGCAGGTCCCGTGCGCGGCCTACCTGGGGCGGGCCGGTGAAGGGTTGTTTTCTGCCGCCGCGCCGGTCTTCGACCTGGTCCTCGACGGTGCGGGTGCGCGCAGCCTCGCGTTCCAGGGCCGCCTCGCGCTTGGCGATCTGCTGATTGATCCGGCCCAGCCGGCGATCTTCGTCGGGGGTGCGGACCTTGTTGGTCAGCGCATCGCGGGTGGCCTGGAGTTTTGTTAAGGTTGGGTCGGCCGGCGGTGTTGGGGTTGGGGGTCTTTCTGTGGAAAGCTCGGGTCCGGTTTCGGACAGGGTTTCGCGGGGACCAGTGGTCCCGAGGTCTTCCAGTGGTCCCGGGACCACTGCCTGGTCCTCTAGTCGAGCTGGTGCCTCAGCCTGGTCGGCAATTGCCGGGCGTTCCTCGGCAATTGCCGGGCGCTCCTGCCTGGCCCGGAAGGCTGCGTTATCGCGCTCCAGGGCCAGCCCATGTGCTTTGTTGACCTGGCGGTACTCGCGGTTCCAGTCGCGAAGCCTCTGCCGCGCAGCCTCCACCTGATCGGGCGGGGCGGTGTCAGGGTTATTCCAGAGCTTGTTGATCGGGCGGGGCTTGTTGTCCCGCAGCTCGACGAGCCGACGCCCGTACTCCGCGGCCGAGATGTCGGGGTTGAGCGTCCGGTAATCTTCCAGTGCGCGCGCGGCCGGCAGCTCTTCTGCGTAGGGTGTGCCACTGCGCCGCTGTGCGTCCGCGATGGCTCCCTCTGGGGTGGCGTCCTTGCCGACCACCTCGCCGGCTGCGTTTTTGGCGACGTACTGGCCCGGGACCGTGTGGTCCGGCTCGGTGGTGAGGCGGGTTGGCCTTTGCACTCCCCGCGACTGTTCCGGGTCGGCCGGGTCGAACGGCGTGCTGCGCCCCGACGAGGACCGACCTGTCGTTCGGATCGCCTCGGCCCAGGCTTCGGCTTCAGCGCGGGAGGTCGTAAAAACTGTCCGGCTCGGCCGGCCGTTCTGGTCGAGATGCTCGACCGCATAAGTGTTCCCTTTTGAGACGATGACCGGCTCAAACGGGTCTACCGGCGCCGCTTCGGCGGCGGGGGCCTCCGGGGCCGCGCGGACCGGCGGTTCGGCACCCACTTCTGGCCGCGCTTCGCCGGCGGGTAGGGCGGGCTGTGCAGCGGGTTGCTCGGCTCCCCGTGCTGCCGCAGTATCGCCCGGGCGCTCGCCAGGATCAGCTCCCACCCGAGGACCCCCCGGTATCTCTCCGGCTCCTGGGACCACTGGCGCAGGACCTCCCTCGCCCACAGGAGCTGGCTCTCCGGGTCGTCCGGCGGCGGCACCAGGTCGGTCAACGGGCTCACCTATTTCAGGGGGACGAGGTGATGGCTGAGAAGGTGGAGGTTCAGCGACTAGAACGGTTGCTCGTTCAGTTGGAACTGCTTCTGTCGGTCCCAGACCTGGCGTTTCCGTACCCGCCGGAACTGCTGCTGCGGGCTCTGGACGAGCTGGAGTACCCTCCAGAGCTGGCAGAACGCGCGCAGGAGCTGCGGGCACAGTTGTCTGTGCGTATGGCTCGCCTGCAGGGGGCGCCGGTGCTGCAGTAGGCGGGAACTGCTCGGGGGCGATCTCGACGCGGCTGACCTCGCCCGGCAGCGGGAACCGCGACAGCGACGGGGCCGGGGTGGGCGCCCCGACCTGTTCGGTGGCCGACGGCAGCCCGGTCGGAGCCGGCGCAAACTGCCCGCGGGCGGCGAGATCGACAGGTGAGGTTGCCGGCACCGGCGGCGCCGGCAACAGCCTGCGTGCTGCGGCCCCAGCGGCTTCGCCCGCGCCTTGAAACCCTGCGCCGAGTACGAACCCAGCAGGCGCGGCGAGAGCGGTACGCAGCGGATCGTAACCAGGCTGCATCTTGGTGGCGATGGACCCGACCTGTGCCAGCGGGTCGATCGCGGTATTGACGACGCCCTGGCTGAGCCCGCTCTCCAGCATCCGGCCGGCGACCGCTCGGCCGCCTTCCCCGACCACCTGCTCGACCGTTCTGCCGATCGCTGGGGCGGCTCGCGAAATAGCGCCGACCGTCTGCGCCACTCCGGGGACCCGGTTGATCCCGCTTTCCGGCGTAAGCACCCCGCCGGCGAGCTGGCCTCCGATCGCGGCGCCAAACTCCAGAGGACCGCCGGACCAGGGCATCGCCTCATAGCGCGCTCTCGCCCCGGCGATCCGCAGGATCTCGGCCTGTGCCTCGGACGGGCTCGGCAGCGGTTTGAGCGCCCCGCCGGCATAACGGACAGCGGCGTTGTACTCGGCCCACTCCTGCGGGGTCATCTTCGCCGCCCGCTGCAGCTCGACCAACTGACCGCTGCCGGCCAATGTGCCGCCGTAATACGCGTCGGAGGCGTTCAGCGCGAAACGCTCTCCTAATGACACCGGGTCGGCCATTGCCGCGGCGCGCTGGCCTTCCAGATCCCGATCCCCCATCGGCACCACCGTTTGCGCCAGGGACGGGGCCACCGGGGCCACCGGGGCGACGTAACCGCCGCCCATCGGGTCGCTGGGAAACGAAAACGGCAGCGCGGCAGGCTCGGCAGCGACAGCAGGGGCAGGGGCGGGCGCTGTCACGAGCGGGGTCAGTTCAAGAAGAGGCAGATCCGGCTCGACTGGCGCTGGCCCCGGGGTCAGGGGTTTGAGATCGAGGACCGGCAGATCGTCGTCATTGTCGGGCCGCCGCGGTGGAAGAGCCGGCGCCGCCGATGACAGCGGGGTGAGTTCGAGGACTGGCAGGTCCGACATCAACCGATCCTGCGGGATAGCGGGATCGGGCCGCCGATGTTCGTCTGGTATTGCGAGGCGCCCAACAGCGTCTGCGGCGGTAGCGGCGCCGGTTGGCCGGCCTTCACCACCTGGGCGAAGGCGTCGCCCAGGCTCGCCGGGGCACCAAGACCGCCGCCGAAAGGGCCGCTCTGTTGTTGCTGCAAGGCCAGCGAGGCGAGTGCCGCCTGCCGGGCCGGATCGGGGGCTGCCTCCACGGTAGACGTGGGCGTAACGAGACCCGACTTGAACTGCGGGTCACCGGTCTCGGCGTAGACCGGGGCCGCGTCGCTGCCGCCACCGAAAGCCGGGGCTGCGGCAGGACCGCCGCCGATCGGCACCCGGCCGCCCAGCGGGTCGATCATCTCCAAATGGTTCTGCTCGTTACGCATATGCTTGAGCGGAAACCCCAGCCCGTGCTGCGGGTTCTTGTTGATCCAGTCGAGCACTACCGGGTCGGAGCCCAGATCCAGCGCCTTGCCGTGCATGTGGCGGGAGTTCTTGACCCCGGGGTTGACTTGGGCCTGGCGAGCGGCATCCCGATAGCCGGAGATGATCGCGACCCGGGCTTTGACCTCGGGCGGCATCGCCGCGACCATCACATCGAACCGGCGGGCCATCTCGGGGTCCACGCGATCGACACTCGATGCGCCGCCCGGAACCGCGTTGCCGCGCGCATAGGGCGCCAGGACCCCGCCGGGTTTTAAGGTGGCGGCCATTGTTCAGCTCCTACCGGGCGTATGCGATGCCGCCGCGGACATCGACGACCTGGCCGCCCGGCAGGGTGTAGGGACCGTCCGGGGTGCCGGCCGGGGCGCGTCCGACCTTCTGGCCGCCGGTGGGAGCCGGGGTCGCAGCCGGTTTCGCAGACGGAGCCGGAGTAGTCACCGCGCCGCTCAAGGCTTGCATCGGTATGCTGGTCGGCGCTTTTCCGGCGGCATAGGGCTGCAGGGTCTTAGGGTCGTGCAGGTCGACCTGGAAATGTGGGGTTTGGGTTATCTCGCCGGTCTTGTTGTTGGTAAACGACCGGCTGGTCGGCCTGCTGCGGGTCTGACCAGGTATGATGTACCCTTGGCTGACCAGCTGGTTGATCGCTTTTTGGGTCGCGGCGATCCGATCGCCCTTAGGGTCAGCATTTCGATACTGGTTCGAGAGATCCCGCAGGACCGGTCCCAGGTCCGGCGAGGCCGCGCCCGAGAGCGCGTCTGTTGTGCTATGACCGCGGCCTGTTCTGGTAGGATCGGCCGGGAACATCCGATCCAGCTCGTTGTCGATCAGGGTTTGCTGGGCGTTCTGCTCGTTGGCGTCCTCGACTGCCGTCCTCGGTGCGGCTCTCGTTGTCGGCGGCATCGCAAGATCCCGCCGGGCGGCGAGAACTGGTGCCGCCTCGGGGGTCGCCTGCACGATCGCGGACGAGATCGTCGAACTCAGCTGGTCCGGGCTTGTCACCGGGAGCAACCCCTCGGTCCGGGCCTGTGCCGGCACACGTTCGAGGATCACGGTCGGCTGGGACGGGTGATAATACAGCCTGGGCTCGTTTTCCGCCTTCGCCCGGGCTGCCGCGCCGGCTGACGCGGCTGTCGGGTCGTAAACAGGTTGTCCCAAACTGTCCCTGCGCCCGCGCCAGACCGGTTTACCGGTCTCGTCGAGGGTCATTGTGGGGTGCATCTCGTCGGCTCGCCGTGCTTCGCCGGTCACTACCTGCTGGCGAGCCATCGCGGCGGCGTTCGTCGCGGCGTTGCGCGCGGTCTCGGCCTGCTGCGTTAGGGTGGTGGTTGCGAGCGAGCTGGCGGCGTTGACATCGGCGACCAGCGGCGCGGCCTGACCGGTCCCGGCCAGCATCTGATGGTACTGGTTCGGGGTAATGAGTTTCCGACTGAGCATTTCGTAGGCCAACGCCTGTCCGCCGCCGGCCAGGGTCGCGGCGTCGATCCCGGCCAGCGCCCCGGTACCGTGCAGGGCCATCAAGTTTGGCAAGGTCATCCCTGGTGGCACCTGGGCCGGTGCCCCGTTGGCGGCGGCCGGGGACGCCTGTACCGGAACCCCGGACGTGTTGATGCTGTGCGGGTGCAAGACCCCCGAGACCGCGTCGTTCTGCGGCACCTGGCCGTTCGAGGTGGTCGTGTTCGGCGCCGGCGGCGAGACCGCCGAGGGCGGTGAATATGGCTGCGGCGTGCCGGTCGTCATCGGGGCCACCGCCGCCGGGATCGCGTCCGCTGCCTGCTGCGGCGTCATGCCGGTGGCTAGTTGGGCGAGACTGGGGGCTCCTGCCATCGGCAAATTAGCCGGCGCCGCTTGGATCGGTGCCGACCCCGGCAGATCCGGTTGCTGGTAGGTTGGCGGCGCCAGGGCCGGCTGACCCTGGGTCATCTGCCGGTAGCGGTTCCGGTCGTGCTGCTGATCGATAAGTTTTTGGCTCTCCAGCAAGCTCTTGCGAGACTGCGTGCCGTAGTAATACGCCTGCGGCGCCTTGTCCCCGGCAGTCAGAAGATCGCCCAGGGTCCTGAGGTTCTGGTCCCAGTTCGGGTCGCCGGTGCGGACGGTGGTGGGCATAGGTGGAACCCCTTATGCGTCGCCAGTGTATTTTGGCGTGCTGCTTCCAAAGAGCCCGGACAACGGAGACCCGCCACCGTAATACTGCCCGGCGCCGTAGAGCCCTAACTGCCCGACGCCTTGGATCACCTTGGCCTGGCTCTCCGCTGCCTGCAGGTTGGCCTGTTGCTGCGCCAGGGTGTTTTTCGCGGTTTGATCGGCGTTGGCTTGCTGCAAATTGGCAAGGCTCGTGGCGTTGCCGTAGGAGAGCCCCGCCGCGTCGAGCGCGTTCTGGCCGCGGGACTGCAAGAGAAGGTCCTGGCCTTGACCCAGGCTGGTGGCGGCCTGGTAGCCCACCTGGGTCGGCAAGAGCCGGGTGGCACTGCCAGAGCGCAGCAGTTCCTCTGCCTTTTGGGCCGGCATGATGCCGTACTTGGCGTCGGCGATCGCCCGGTTGACCGCGTTACTAGGTGCGCTGTAGGCGCCGGCCCGGGCGATGCGCTGGCCGTATTGGCGCACATTGGTGGCGGCCTCCGCGGTGCGCCGGGCGAGAGCACCGCGCTGCACCGGGTCGCCGGAGACCGCGTTGTCGGGGCTGGTTGCGTCCGGGCTCGGCGGCAGGTTGGCTTCGAGCAGCTCGGCGGATTGCTGGCGACGCTGTTCCTCGGCGGCGGCAAGCGCCTGCGGGTTGGTCTCGGCCAGGAGCTGCTGACCGGCGATATCACCGGTCTGGCGCAGGGCCTGAGCTTGGCTGTTTTGCGCGTTGATGGTGTCCTGGTAGTCCTGCAGCGATTTCATTTGCTGCTGACGCATCTGCATCGCGGCCTGGTTGCGCGACTGGATGGTTTCTTGGGCCGCGGCGGTCTGGGCCTGGGTCTGCTGCAACCCGGCTTGCATGCGCTGGGTAAACCCCTGGTTCTGCGCCAACTGGGTTTGCCGGTTGGCGGCGGCGATCGCCGACGCCTGCTGTCTCTGGGCCTGGGCGCCCATGTAGGTGCCGGCGAGGCTGGCGGCGGCGCCGACCGCGGTGGCGATACCTGCCGAGACTGGATCGCACATCGGTCCTATCCTTTACGTCGTGCTTTTTTTGTTAGGGTTGGTCCCGCCGAGGCCGCTCTTGAACTGCCCCATGATCTGGCCCGACTGGAGCCCGCCGAGGAAGTTGCCGGCGCCGCCGAGGACCCCGGAGAAGAGCGACCCCAGGGTGCTGACCGTCGGCACCGCGGTCAGCGAGGAAGCGACATCCCCGGCGCTGGTAGCCACCGGCGAGATCGCGTTGCGCTGGGTCTGCAGCGCGTTGTTCACGTCCTGGATCGTTGAGCCGGCGATCGGCGAGCCAATGCTCTGCGCCGCCCCCACCTGGGTGGCCAGGTTCGCCCTAGAGTTGGCGACATCGCTCTGCAGCGCCGCCGCGGCCTGCTGGGCCGCCTCGGTTTGCTCGGCGGTGGCACGCCCGGCGGTCTCTTCGATCAGACCCTGCTGATTGATCCCGGCCTGGCTCGACGAGATGCCTTGTCGGGCCAGCTGGAACCCCAAGTTCTTCGTGGCGTCCCGCCGCTGATAGTCGATCTGGTCCTGCGACTTGGCCAGGTAGTCCCGAGCGTACTGGTCGAAATACTCCGGGGAGAACCGGGCGAACGCCTGGTTGATGGCGTTGGTGCCCTCACCGTAAACCTGCGCCCGGCCGACATCGTACTCGCTCTGCCGGGCGGCCTGCTCCTGGACCTGTCTTTGCTGCTGGGCGTACTGGTCCTGCTGTGCCCGGAACTGTTCCTCGTTAAACGTCTGTTGTTGGGCCGCAATGTCCCGCTGAGCCGCGATCTGCCGGTCGGAGAGGTCCTTCGCCGCCTCGGTCTGGTACTGGCTGACCGTAGTCACGCCACGGGCGGCGTACTCGCCGGGGACGCCTTGCTCGACCCAATACTGACCAGGGACCCCGGTCGCCGGGTTAGTGTAGCTGACAGGTCCCATCTGCGGCCCGGTCTTGGGCGCGCCGCCGAAGAAGCACATGCTCGTTCCTTTCCCGGGTCAGGTCCCAGGCGTAAAGAAGAAAATCCTCGCGCCCCCGGCCAAAACCCTTGAGGACCGCCTCGACCTCGCCGCCCAAGAGTTCGATCCAGCGCCGACTGTCGATATTCGCCGCCAGGACGTAGGCTTCGCCGCGGTGGAAGTTGGCCTGGTGTAGGATCGGGATGACGTAATCCAGGGACCAGCGCGTCATCGGCCGCACGATGGATTTCCAGCGTTTGGTCCCGAAAGCACCGGCGATGACCACCCCCGGGCGCACCGGGACCACTCCGTTGACCGCCACCGGCTCGCCGTCCACCGACCACATCCGCCATAAATCCCCGGCGGTCCGCGAAACTTCTAGGGCGAACTGGTCCTCGTCGTCGGTCCAACGCAATGCGAAAATCTCGCGCCGGTCGCGGGGCCGCAGGTGACGCACGATGTGGCGCAGCCCCTCTAGGCTGACCAGGGTGGCTTCGACCTTCACTTGGTGGCCCCTTCGAGAAGGTTGAAATGGAGTGAGGCCAAGAGTGCCGGACCCGGCGCCTGGTGCTCCAAATGGACCCCGAAATGAGTGCCGTAACCCGCGAAGGGGATGCTCTTCAGACCGTAGGTATTGTCCTGGATCGTGGCGCACGTCTCGAACGCCTCGACGTTGTTGGGCAGCATACCGATATGGATCGTCCACTGGCCCTGGCACATCACGTCGACGCTCTTGATGCGCTTGTTTTCGGTCGGGTTGTCGGCCGACATATGCGGCGTCCTGATCGTCACCTTGCAATTGTCGTACTCGTTCTGACTGACCCCGCCGTAGAGGGTGATATTGCCCTCCATGTCGAGGCAGTAGACCGTGTTGTTGGCGACGGCGAAATTGCGCACGATGAAACCGGGTTTCATCGTCGACCACGCCGTAATGTCGCCGGCCGGAAAGTAGCTGAGGATGTAAATCGTATCGCCGATAGCCAGCCAATACCGACCCTGGATCGGCTGCACCACCGCCTCGGCCTTGTGCACGTCGTCGCTGCCGCTGCGGATCTGCGGCAGCAGCAAAAGATCGATCGCCGACCCGACATCGCCGACGCTGGCGGCGATCGTAAAGGTGGACGACTGAGCTTTTAGCGAGCGCACCCCGCTGGAGGACAGAAACAGCACATCGCCGGTGCCGAACTGCGTCACCGAATGCGGCGCCTCAAGCCCCATCCGCAACATCTGAGCCAGCACGTCTTTCGTCGGGTCCGGGTCGAGGGTCCAAATCTGCGTTTGCAGCTCGGCCATCACCGCCATCGACTGGTAGAAAACCTCCATACCGAGCCCGACCTCGCCATCGGGATCGTTGAGAGCCATGTTGATAAAACCCGCCCCCGGCTCGGTCACCGAGGCAGGATCGTTCTGCGCCGGGTTGTTGATCCCGGAGAAGCGAAGATATTTCCCGTCGATCCGGTACATCTTCGACTTCCAGGTGCGGGCGTAAGTGCCGTGACTGTACCCGCCGGCGCCCCCAGCGCCTTCAGTGACGAGAAACCCGTCATAGTAGCAATACGTTGCTCCATCCGACGTTTTGACACAGACAAAGAACTTGTCGTCGAACGGCTCGACATCGAGGATCTCGACGATCGGGTAGATGCCCGGAGGGTCGGCCAGAGGGTGGTGAACGATCGGCACCGGCAAAGCACCGGGGACGACGATCGCGCCCTCGTGGTGCTCGGCGAAAACGTGCAGTTGCCCGGCATGGCCGATCATGTAGCTCAACAGCCCCACCGGTAGCGGCGCGGTCGCGATCGTCGTCATGTGGACAAAAGCCTGGCGCTTCTCAACCTCGCCACCCTGGTTGAGAACCGCGTTTTCCAGGATGCGCAGACTGCCGCCGGGGGCGGTCAGCGGGGTCTTGCGAACGTCGAGCCCTGCCTTGAAGTCGGTAACGCTGAAGACCTTGCCGGCCATCAGGGACCGCTGCCGTAACCCGGCGGGATGTAGTCAAGACCGATCGCCGGAGAGCGACCCCCGCGGGACTGCGCGTCGCCGCCGCCGCTGCCGATCGACATCGGGTAGATGTTCTTGTGGCTGAACTGCCGCACCCGGTGACGGCGCATCGCCTCGTTGGCTTTGTTGAGCTTGAGCGCGGCATCCTCGGCGCTGTCGCGCTGCAGGATCTCGACTGCGCTGAAGAGTACGATCAGATTATCCGGCAGGGTCGAGAGGTCGCTGTCGTCGACCATCGTGACAACGGTCTTGGTGCCGTACAGCCGGAGCTTGGAGGCGCCAACGTCGGGGACCGGCCAAACCTCCAAGGTATTGTCGTCGGCGTGGTGCATCCACTTGAGCGTGGGCCACTGCTTTGCTCCGTCATCCGAGTTGAGCACGGTCATCTCGGAAGGGCCGATGCCGTAGGTCAGTTCCTGGTAACCGCTGCCGATCAGCACATGGACGCCACCGATGTCATCGAACGCGAGATCGACCGGGTAGGGGTAGTATCGAGTAGCGTCGACGAGGGTGATATCGCGGTGGATCATCAGCTGCGGCCAGTCGTAATCCTGGTACAGCTGGACCTGGGTGCGGTTCAAATAGTAGATCAACGTCTCGCGATCGTTGATGCCGTGCGCGACATTGGTCGAGTGACCGATCTCGGCGCGCAGATCGGTCAAGAGGTCGCGTAATTGTCTACCGGGCATTATCGCGGCTCGTAGTTAGGACCGTGACTGCCGCCGGCGTTGACATCGGGCAAGGTCGAAGGCGCCCGGGCCGCGCTGGCGCTCCGGGACGAACCGCGGCCTCTCGTGTCGCGCACAATGTGCGGCAGATCCCCCGGGTCGGGCGGGCCGTCGAGACCCATGTCTTCGACTACGTCGATCTCGTCCTCGTCCTGGGCGTGCGCCGCGATCTCGTCCGGGCTCGGGTCGTCCTCCTTGGGGAGAGGCGGCGCGTCAAGCACCGGCACGTCGACAGCGGTGAACTGATCGAGGGGACGCAGGCTCGGGTCGGGGCTGTCCGGCTTGACCAGGCGTGGCTTATAGACCGGCTGGGTGCATTTCGGGATCGAAGCATCCCCCAGCGGCAGTCTCGGGCGGGCGCCAGGGAAGACCTCCTTGAGAACCTCCGCGTCGTAGGTCAGCTGCAGACGCTGCAGGACCTCGTCGTTGGTGGTGTTCCACTGGCCGACCACATGGATTTCGGTGATCGCCTCCTCACCGTGTATGTGCTGCAGGATCACCAACTCGGGGAAAACGATCGGTCGGGTCCGGTCGCGGTAGACGACCGTGTCGGGTTGCGAGCCGCCGCCCAGCGCGACCATACAGCGCAACAGATGAAACGCGGGCATAAGTAAACTCCCTTATGGAAGAGCCGGGACCAGTCTAGGGGACGGAGGGACTGGTCCCGGCACGCCCCTACTGCCCCTCGCAGCAGGGGTGTTCGCCAACCAGCCAGAACACGCCGTTGGTCATGTCGCGCCAACGCATGGTCGGGTCCCGGCTGATCGTTTCGGCGGTGACCCACACTGTCGTTCGTAGGGGTTTCAGACACGGCTGCCGCTCGATCTCGTCGCGCGCCGCGTTAAACCGGGCCGCCGCGTCCATCGCTGCCTCCTTAGACGATCTCCACCACCAACGACGAGTTGACCTGCTGGGCAACCATCTGTCCCGTGTGGGTCATCGACTTGTACATGACGAACTGGTTGTACGGCCGAGCGGGGGTGAACTTGTGATCCCACTCGCCGTCCTGTTTCATCAGGAAAATGTGGCGCGGGTCCCACCAGTAAGCGCGCTTCGAGAACCCCAGATCGTCGAGCGTCGGGTCGTACTCGATGGTGGTCGAGCCGAACTTCATCTGCCCCATCGAGCCGTCCTGGGTGCCGGTGAACCCGGTCATCGTGTAGTTGCCGTTGGCCCGCATCTCGACTTCCATCGCGGCGATGAAATCTGACCCGGCGAGGCACTTGGTCGGCCGGCCGCCGTAGCGGATCAGTTGCCGGTACTCGGCCTGCAAGAACTGCAGGAGAGCGCCGCCGTTAGCCGGGTTGGAAGTCACCGCGCCGCGCCCGCCGGCGCCGCCATAGGCCGCCGTCGCTGCCCGGTTGCGCCACCAGGTGTTGGTGACCCGCGATAGGCCGCCCAAGAGCCCGACGTTGGGGATCGCCGCGATAATCGACTGCATCCCGGCCAGGGCTTTGGCGTCGGCCACCCCGTCGCCCCACATCAAGGCGTTCATGCTGCGGGCGTAGCTCTCGCCGAAATCCTCCAATTTGTCCTGCAGGAGGTTCACCAGGACCGTCACGTCGCGGTCCGAGTGGTTAGAGAGCGAGGTGCCGTCCCCGTGCTCGTCGGTGACCGAGATACCGTCGATCTTCAGTTCGGTGTGGGTCAGAGTTAAACCAATGTGGTGCTCACGCCACGGGAAGTTGGCCCGCTGAATATTGGCCGGTGTATAGAAGTTGACGCTGTCGTTGTGCGTGTAACCGACCGACTTGTCGTTGACCCCACCGGCGCCGTAGGCGCCCTTTACCGCGATCGAGATGTTGCCTTTGCCGCCGGGGAAAGACTTGGCGGAGCCTTCCATGTAACGCAATAGCGGTTTTGACTGGATCGACTGCTTAAAGGTGTCGCCTTTGTTGTAGTAGTAGTCGAGGGCAGCATTAGCAATGTTGGTGATTTCACCTGCCGTAAACGCCATGACTGGTTATCCACATCAGGAGGCACGCCGCATATTTGCGAGAGCCATCACCACCGCTTCCTTCATGTTGCGGGGGTCCTGGCCGGACGTGCCGGTTGCGACATGGATGCTGGACGGAGAGGGACGGGTCGGCCGTGGCGCGGGCTGACGCGCACGGAAGACCGTTTTTGCTTCGTCATAGGCGGCTTGCACCAACGCCACCGCCTGCTGCTGGGTCTGAGGAAGCCCTCGTTCCTGCAGCAAGCCTTGGGCGAACCGACGTACAGCACCCGACATTTGGGCGTAGTCGGGGTCCTGCCGCTGGATGCTTTGTTCCCAGGTATCGACAGCGGAGCGGATCTGGTCCACTTGGCTGTTTTGTTGGGTCTGGGCCGTCACCTGAGCGTGGTTCTGCAGCCGGGCCTCGGCTTGCGCGGCGCGGTGCCGCGTGCGCGTCAGTTCCCGGGCTGTGGCGTCGTCGATCATCCCCTCGTCGACCTGGCCTTGCAGGTCGGGGGCGATCCGCAGCCCCAAGTTTTCCTGGGCGGCGAGCACATAAGGCATCACGCCGTCGAGGAAACCCTGGTAGTCGCCGCGGCGCAGGGACGCGCCCACAAACATCAGCTGATTGACATCTTCCGGTGCCAGCTGGTGTTCCTGGATGTAGCCCATGAACTGCCGGTGCTGATCCAGCTCCGGCACAACCGCTTCCCATTGCTGGCGAAGCTCGTTGCGCTGCGATAGCAGCTGCTCGAAACGCCGTCGCGTCTCCGGCCGGAGCTTTTTGAGGTCAGCCTCGGTCGGGTCGGCAAACTCAGGTGGTTTTTCTGCATCCGGCGGGGGTGTCCCCTCGCCCGTAGCCGCTGCCTGGTCCTGGGAGGGGTCCGGGTCGTCGGTCTCCGCGTCATCCGAGGGGAGAGCTGACTTCTCGGGTTTGGTCTCCACGACCTTCTGGATTACGGCAAGTAACCCATCACGGTCTGACTGGCGGCTGTCGCCTGACGAAGGCGCTGTTACGTCGGGTGCGCTTGACGGGGGCGCGGTGCTGTCGGGCGCCGGCGATGGCGGCGGCGCCGGAGTGTCGGGTGCGCTTGACGGGGGCGCCGCTACGTCTGGGGTCGAGTTGTCGTCGGACAAAGGTCTTGCCGATCCTTATGATCCGGCAAGAGCTTATGGTCGTTTGTTGTGTGTGTGTCTAGTGGTTTGTCCTACCGCAGGGACACAAGCTATTGTGCGGCGTTTGGCGCCGCCTCTAAGAGGCGCTTTACGACATCGCACGTCTCTATCACCGAGAGCATCCGTCCATCCGTCAGCCACACCGCGCAGCGCCCCGCCGGGGTGGCCACCTTGTTTTCCGCTGATGTCGGCGCCTTGGCGTGCAGCGCCGTAACGTGAGACGGGTATACGGCGACTTCGCCGCCATCCGCCCGATGTAACAATATGAGCATCGCAGCGACGAGGATCGTGTCCATCGCCCTCAGAACGGCTGCCTAAAATAAGCGCGCAGATCGACACCGCCCAACCCTCTTCCGGGTCGCAGCGATGTCCCGCCCGACACGTCAATCGGCAGATCCGGCAGATTGTATCCCCCCTGCACGCTCAACGGCTGAGAGGTCTGCCCGAACCGCTTTCCCATCGAGTACCCGCCGCCCGTCAACTGAACCGGCAGTTCGCCCCGGGTCGGAACGGCACGCAGGTTCACCGGCGTGCTGGGTTGGTCACTTCCCAGGTATCCACCGCTAGGGGCAGGGAGATCGAACGGACTGGGCGGCGGAACGCCCGGGGTCACGGGAGACGGTGCGACCTCCGGCGCGATCGGCGGGCGCTGCAGGAACTGCGCTTGCTCGTCGGGCGCGATCGGTTGTTGACCGGGCGTTAAGTTCAACTGTCCTTGAGCGGCCAGCCGCTGCCGGACAAAAGCCTGCATCGCGGCTTGCTCTTCCTGCGGGGTCATGGCTTTCTTTTCAGCTCCTCGGCCACGTCGATCTCAGCCTCGGCCTTATCCCAGAAATACTGGTCCTGACCCTCCGGCCGACCAGCCTGGTCCCACATGTGATAGGCCAGCTCGCGGATGCGCTCTTCGCGCGGGGTCATGTCGCCTCGCATAGGTCAGCCCTCCGTCACGGCGTCGGCATCCCGGGTCTTCCCATCGAGCCGCGCGGCATACCGCCGCCAAGACCCGGACGGTTGCCGTTTCGGCCGTAGACCTGCAGCGGCGGCACCCGCGGTCCCAAAGAGCCCCCGGTCACGTCGCCCGAGAGCGCATTGGTGGCGCCGGCCGGGCCTTGCGCGTTGGGATCGGCCTCGGGACCAGGCGGGCGCGGGGGACCACGACCGGCGCCCTCGGGACCACCCTCGGGAGGCGGTGCGCCAGGCGGCGCCGGCGGCTGCGCCATCAGCTGGTTGAGCGCCTCCATACTGGGGACGCCCTCGGCGAAGGCTTCGCCCAGATCCAGGCTCTCGCCCATCCGGCGGATCAGTTGCCTGGCCAACCACTCCGGCGAGATCCCCGGGATGCGCTGCAGAAGCGGGACCAATTGGGTCAACATCTGCACGTCTTCCTGCCGGTCCGGCGGGCCGTTGGCGCCGACATCGACCTCCAGCCAGACGTTCTCGGCGACCGATTGCTTGTCGAGCATCGGCCACACCGCGCCCGGGCCGACGACTTTCTGCACGGTCTCTTGGGAGACGTTGAGCACCAAGATCTGGCTGGCGGCGATCGCCAGTTCAGTCATCACGTCGTTGATGTCGTCGATCGTCGAGGTGAGGTCGGTGTTCTGAGAGAACTGCGCCACCGAGACTTCGGTCGCGGTGGCCCCGGCGGTGGTGCCGTTGTCAGCCTGGTCGGACCCCAGGACCCGTAGGACATCCTCAAAAACCGGACCCGTATCGTATACCGCCGCGTCAATCGGCGGCATGTGGATGACCTGCAGCACGTCGTCGATTTTCTGTCCCGGGGCCAGGGCATTGAGTTCCAGAAGCGCATTAGCGGGGTGAGTTCGGAGCTTCTCAAGATCGGGCTCCTCCAAAAGACCCGCCGCCACCGCGGTCTTCGGGCGGTTGGCCCGGCGGTGCTCGCGCAAGCCCTGGCGGGCGCGGTTGAGTTCGAGCTGCATGTCCCGCACCAGGTCGATGTCCGACTGCGGGAAAAGGGTCTTCTCGTCGTAACCCTCATTGAGGACGATCGAGAACCACGGCCAGAACCGGGTGGTCTGGGTCTCCGGGGGTCCGGGTTCCTGCAGGAAATCCGGGTAACCGTCGCAAACGACATAGACACTGGCGTCCTTGCGGTTCCAGATTTCCCAGACGCAGGCGAGGGAAGGGGAGATGCCGTCACCATCGCCACCGCCGGCAGAGTAGTGGTGCTCGACGCCGGGCTCGTACCCTTTGATCTGACCCTGCTCGTTGTAGGCGATAAAACCGTGCCCAACGTCCACCATGTAGACTTCTTCGATCTCGTCCGGGGTTAAGAGATACTCCTGCGCCACCCAGTCGGCGCCAAGAAAGCCGCGGAGCGTCCGGCAGCGGGGATCGGGGATGATCGCGGTGGTGTCGGGATAGTCGAAGGTCAGCCCTTCCCGGACCACCAATTGCCCTTCCTGGGCCAAGCTCTGGATCGCGATCCGCAGGCTCTCGGCGTCGGCGCTGTCGCCCTCTATCTCGTTGTCCGAAAGATCGCCGGCCAGGCGCTCGATGTTGGCCAGGCGCTCGGACATATCGGCGATCCGGTTCTCGACCTCGGGCGACATCGCCATCGCCCGCTGAAACCCTAATTTGACATAACCGACACCAGTGA